AGTGGGACTATCTGTTGGGCGTGGCTGATCGCCGCGCAGCCAAGGAGCTCCAAGAAGAGCTGATGGCTGCCTGTGAGTTCGAGTGTGAATTGATTGACATTATGCACACTGGTAAAGGCTGTACTAAAGCCGAGGCGCTGCGTTACATGACGCCAATCCACTTCGAGGAAAATCCCGATCTCACTTGGCAGGACATCGAGTTCTGGGTATGGGAACGTGGCATTCTCTTTACCGATATTGGCAAGTGGGCAGTCGAGGAATTGAAGAAGGATCTTCGTCCTTGACAATTCGCCGCCAATGCTTTATGATTAGAGAATAATCAAGGAGAGTCCTATGGCTGAGACAAAGATGGTTGCGCCTGGCGCGCTCGACAAGCTGGCTAAATTGCTGGCTGCCGAAAATATCATGGTCGAGCATCGCCCGATCAAGACGGCATACTTCGATGTGAAAAACCGTGTCTTGGCTTTGCCAATGTGGAAAGAGATGACTGAAACTCTTTACCACATGCTCGTGCTTCACGAGGTCGGTCATGCGCTGGAAACTCCCGCTGACGGCTGGAAGGGTTCTATTGATAAGGTCAAAGAACGCGATGGGCAAACACAGGGCAGTACATTTCAAGGCTACCTGAATGTTGTCGAGGACGCGCGCATCGAACGCAAGATCAAAACCAAATTCCCTGGTTCGCGCCGTGACTTCATCGAAGGTTATGACTGGTTGCACCAGCAGGACTTCTTTTCCGTTCAAGGCAAAACTATCAATGACATGACATTGATTGACCGCATCAATCTATATTTCAAGATTGGTACGCGTGAACGCATCATGTTCAATGATGAAGAGCAAGTGTTCGTGCGCCGCGCCGAGCAGACAATTACCTTTGCCGAAGTCATTCAGCTTGCTGAAGACATCTATGCTTATGCCAAAGCTAAAAACGAAGAACAGCAAGATCAGCAGACCATGCAGATGATCGCTGAAGAAGGCGAAGGTGAAGACGGCGAGGACTTTGAATTCGACCATGAAACCGATCACGATGAAAGTGCTGAAGACGGCGATGGTGATGATGCCGAGCAGTCCGAAAAGGACAAGGATGCTTCGGGTCAGCAATCAGATCAGAGTGAAGGCGGCAGCAAGTCCGAGCCAATGGATCATGGTGCACTCGATGCCATGACAGATCGTTCGATGAATGATCGTATGGAAGAGCTGCTTGACGAAAAACTGTCTAATCGTGAATTTCAATATCTGATCTTTCCGAAAGATATTAGCTATGAGCCCTATACCTACAACTACAAAAAGGTTCTGGGTTGGATCGAACATGACTTTGCCAGCGGCAAGCATCCAAGTGTTGCTATTGGTTATCGCACCTATTTGCTGAATAACTTCCGTCGTGAGAACAATAACGCCATCAACTATATGGTGAAGGAGTTCGAGATGAAGAAGGCTGCTGTGGCATATAGTCGTAGCAAGCAAGCCAAAACTGGTGTTATCGACACTAACAAACTGCACAGCTATAAGTTCAACGACGACATCTTCAAGCGCCTGACAATCGAACCGACCGGTAAAAACCACGGTGTTGTTGCTATCCTCGATATGTCCGGTTCTATGTCAGGCAACTTCCGTGGTGCGATGGATCAGCTAATCAGCTTGGCTATGTTCTGTCGCCGTGTCGGTATCCCGCATCGTTTCTACGGTTTCACTTCGGTCTTGCACTCTGGCTTATTCGATGATAGAGCTGTCAAAGAAGATATCATCACAAAAGTGCGCTTGCGTGATGCAAACAAAAAGGCTATCCTTGCTCGTGTCAAGAAGCCTTTTGTGTATCCTGATAGTGACTTCGACATGGTTGAATTGTTCCATGAAGATATGTCGTTGAAGGAATTCAACACGATGGTTGGTTCGTTGCTTGTTCAGTCTACTCGTTTTGGTAGTGGCTATGGTTACAGCAACTATACAGACGATTATGTAAAGAAGCACAACTATGAAACTGCTTATGAGCTGATCAATCGTTGTATGCCTAATATGGCTATGCAATACTTTTCACTCGGTGGTACGCCACTCAACGATGCAATTCTTGTGTCGCGTGATCTGCTGCGTAAGTTCCGCAAGGAAAAGAACATTCAGATCATGAATTACATCTGCATCACAGATGGTGAAAGCAATATGGCCACCTTTATCAATACATATGGTACGCGTGAGGGTCTTGCACCTAGTCAAGGTAGACATGTGACACGCATCTTTGTCGATGAGGAATCCCGTATGCAGACTACGATCAACTTCCAATCTAGCACAGACTTGACTGGTATGTTTGCTCGTGTTGTCCGTGATAGCCAAGATGCAAAGTTTGTTGGCTTCTATATCGTCAGCAGCAGCTACGATATCCGCAACGCCATCTATCGTTACATTCCATATACTGGGCAAGAAAAGGCTCGGAATGTTATGTCGAAAGAAGGTTCTGTGGTTATTCCCGACATGCTCAACTTCCATGAGTTTTATTTGATCCGTGGCGGCAAAAATCTCGAAGCCCAACAAGCCAAGTTTGACGAAGCCAAAGATATGAAAAAAGGTCAACTAGCACGGGCGTTTATCTCAGCCCAGAACAAGCGTGGCACAAGCCGCGTGATCCTCGGTCGGTTTATTGACAAGATAGCCTCTTGACAATACAAAGCCAATGATATATACTGAAATAGTAATGAGGAGAAAGCCAATGTTCAAGGTAAGCTATACAATCAAAGGCGAAGATAAGCTGTTGAGCGATCAATCAGCCACGTTTCGCTATATGAAAGATGCGTTTGTGTTCATGCGTCAGCTCCTGCACATGCATGAAGCAGGAATCCTGCTTATTGGCGCAAAGCTTGTTGGCAAACCTACCATTGAGCGTCTTTGACCTTGACAACCAAGCTGTCCTGCGATATAATAGCATATATGATGAAGAAAGGTGAAGGCAATGTTGAAGGCTAATCAGATCAAGTTCCTCGAAGCCATTACTTCTGCTTATGGCAAGAACGCTATTGTTACCATGGCTGGTATCAAGGAGATCGTTGACGAGTCCAATTTCAAGCGTTCCGATTATCGTTGGCTTACACGCGAAGAGCATCGTGCAGATCGTGGCAAATATCTTTTGCCTTCTCTGCCGTCTGCAACCAATACCGAAAACCTTGCGGCTATGGCTGCTGACATTGTTCCTATCCGCCGCGAGACTCCTGTGGTTACCAAGAAGTTTGATCCAAACGCAGTTTCCGAACATGACTATGCGCAGGTTCCTGCAAAGGACAAGCACTATGTTCCGTTCGGCGAATTCAAGATGATTGAAAAGATCGTTGCCTCTGGTAAGTTCTTTCCTGTGTTCATCTCTGGTCACTCGGGCAACGGCAAGACATTCATGGTCGAGCAAGTGTGTGCTAAGGTCAAGCGCCCAATGATCCGCGTCCAGATGTCGCGTGAAACCGATGAAGACGATTTGATCGGTGGCTTCCGTCTCATCGACGGCGAGACCAAGTTCATGAAGGGTCCAGTCCTTCGTGCGATGGAGATCGGTGCGTTGTTGCTCATCGACGAAGCCGACCGCGCAGATCCAGGCAAGGCTATGTGCTTGCAGGGTATCCTCGAAGGTAAGCCATACTTCATGAAGAAGACTGGCGAGATCATCGAAGCTACCGAAGGCTTCAATGTCATCGTGACTGCTAACACCAAGGGTCGTGGTTCTGACGATGGTCGTTATGTTGCAGCGACAATGCTTGACGATGCTTGGCTCGAACGCTTCCCGATCACGATTGAGCAGGAATATCCAACTGCTGCCATCGAAAAGAAAATCTTGACAAACTACCTTAGTGATGATACAATCACTGAAGATGATAAGGCTTTTGTTGAACATCTTACAGTTTGGTCAGAGATCATTCGTAAGACCTTTACCGAAGGCGCCATCGACGAGTTGATCTCGACTCGTCGCCTTGTCCACATCGCACAGACGTTCCGCATGATTGGCGACCGCCAGAAAGCTATTCGCTTGTGCATTAACCGTTTCGACGAAGAGACCAAGACTGCATTCCTTGATCTCTATGCAAAGGTTGATCCCACGATCAATCCCGTCACCGAGACTCCGGCTACCGAAGCTGTAGCGGAGAATACTCAGGAAGTTTCCTTCTGAGTGTGATTCAAAACCAAACCCACTATGGAGTTTATTATTATGTCTAAGACTGATGCAATCCTCAACGCCCTCCAGAATGGTGAAGAACTCACCGCAGCTCAGATCGCAGCACGTTACAATGTGGCTAAGCCGCATAACGTTATCTGCACTCTCCGCGAGCAGGGCTACGCTGTCTACCTGAACCAGCATACGAATTCGAAGGGCGAAGTCACTTCAAAGTATCGTCTCGGTACTCCTTCGCGTAAGATGGTTGCTGCTGCTTATGCAGCTATGGGCAGCGAAGTTTTCTCGCGCGTAGCCTAACAGCTGCTATATAAGAGAGGGGATGGACAATTACGTCCCCTCTCTTTTCATTTTCTATGGAGTTATAATTGGCTACTGATAACCGTGAACCTTGGGAACATCTCAAGGGTATTTCTGTAACCGTTCGCAACAATGATGTGAACGGTGCTTTGCGCATTCTGAAGAAGAAAGTCCAACGTGAAAATCTTTTGCGTGATCTTTCCGAGCGCGAACATTTTACTAAGCCTTCCATCAAGCGCCGACTGAAGAAGCAGCAAGCTGTTGTTCGTTGGAGAAAAAAGCAAGCCGAGATTGCTGAGTCGCTCTGACTTGTCTGTATAATAACATCATAACATTTTGGAGTCGTCATGGCAACAATGGAAATTTCAGTATCTATTGAAGAACTGCGTAAAAAGAAAATCTTTGTAGCAACACCGATGTATGGTGGCGCTTGCGGAGGTCAGTATACCAAGTCATCTGTCGACCTTTCAGCGTTGGCAGCACAGTATGGCATGGACGTTCGCTTCTTCTATCTCTTCAACGAATCGCTAATCACTCGCGCTCGCAACTATCTGGTTGACGAGTTCTTGCGTTCTGATTGCACACATCTTATGTTCATCGACTCCGATATCGGTTTCGATCCGAACGACGTTATCGCACTTTCTGTTATTGCAGCTGAAGGTTCAGACAAGCATATCGTTTGCGGTCCTTATCCTAAGAAGTGTATTGCTTGGGAAAAGATCAAGCGCGCAGTCGATAAAGGCTTCGCCGACAAGAATCCCGAGAACCTCGAGAAGTATGTTGGTGATTATGTCTTCAATCCAAAAGAAGGCACTGGTTCAATCGCTCTTGATGAACCTGTCGAAGTTCTCGAAGGCGGCACTGGTTTCATGATGATCCAGCGTGCAGCACTTGAGAAGTTCCAAGAAGCCTATCCGCAATATATGTACAAGCCAGATCATGTTCGCACAGAACACTTCGACGGAACTCGTGAAATCCTTATGGCTTTCCAAGCTGAAGTCGATCCTGTTTCGAAGCGTTATCTCTCAGAAGATTACTGGTTCTGCCAGAAGTCATGGGAGATTGGTGTTAAGACTTGGCTCTGCCCTTGGATGAAACTTCAGCACATGGGTTCGTATGTGTTTGGTGGTTCGCTCATCGATCTCGCTCAGATTGGCGCTGGCGCAACTGCAGATGTTGATCTTGTCAAGCCAAAAAACTTCAAAGGTAAGTAATGCTTATTTCACTCACACACCCTGAAGATAATTATGAACTCTGGATCGATCCTGCCGAGATTATCGTTATGGAAAGATATATTCGTAAGCGTTCATCAGCCATTCTCACTTTGGCTGATGATCGACCTGATGTAACAGCTATTGTTCTAAAGAGTGGTAAGACTATGGCATGCAAAGAAACCCCATCGGAAATCTTTGCGATTATGAACAAACATCTTGACAATACAACCGTATAACTGTATAGTTGAAATGTAAGGAGATTATATAATGAAACTGTCTAAAGAAACAACCGAAATCCTGAAGAACTTTGCGACGATCAACCCTTCGCTAATCTTTCAAGCTGGTACGATTCAGAAAACCGTATCGCCTCAGAAGACTGTGTTGGTAAAGGCAAATATCAAAGAATCGTTCGATAAGGAATTTGCAATCTACGATTTGACTCAGTTTATCTCGACCGTTACGATGTTCGAAGATGCTGATCTCAATCTTGGTAACGATACTGCCACCATCACAAACGGCAAAGCAAAAGCAAACATTCGCTTTGCCAAGAGCGATCTTATCCAGTCGCCGCCTGCTAAGGAAATCAATCTTCCTTCAACCGAAATCAGCTTCACGCTAGAAGAAGCTGCTATGCAGGGTGCAATGCGAGCTGCTGGTGTTCTGGGTCTTCCAGAAATTGCTCTTGTCGGTAAGAACGGTAAGGCTTATCTTACTGCTCTCGATTCCCGCAACGACGGATCGCATACCTTTGAGTATGAAGTTGGTGATGCAGTAGCAAACTATCGCATGATCTTTAAGATCGACAACCTCAAGTTGTTGAATCGTGAATACGAAGTTCGTGTTTCTTCCAAAGGTATTTCACATTTCAAGTCCAAGACTAATGATGTTGAATACTGGATTGCGACCGAACAAGGTAGCAAATACGGTGAATAAAAAGAGGGACTTCGGTCCCTCTTCTCTTTTGTAATACGGAGCCAAGATGCGTGAAGAATTTCTATGGGTCGAAAAGTATCGTCCTCGTAAAATCGCAGACTGCATTCTTCCTGAAGACTTGAAGTTTACGTTTCAGGAGTTTGTAAACAATGGTAATATTCCAAATCTTCTTCTCTCTGGTAGTGCTGGTGTTGGTAAGACTACAGTGGCTCGTGCCATGCTTGAAGAAATCAACGCAGACTACATCGTCATCAACGGATCTATGAATGGAAACATTGACACTCTCAGAACTGACATTCGTAACTTTGCGGCAACGGTCTCTTTCACTGGAGGTCGTAAGTATGTTATCCTCGACGAAGCAGATTACCTTAACGCAAACTCAACTCAACCAGCTCTACGAAACTTTATGGAAGAATTTTCATCGAATTGTGGATTCATCCTCACCTGTAACTTTGTCAATCGGATCATCGACCCACTTCATTCGCGTTGCTCCGTTGTGGAGTTCAAGATAGGTCCAAAAGAGAAAGCTGAACTTGCTAAACAGTTTCTCTCGCGCGCGTGCACGATTCTTGACCAAGAAAGCGTTGGATACGACAAGAAGGTTATTGCTGAAGTTATTATGAAGCACTTTCCAGATTGGCGTCGAGTTCTTAACGAGCTTCAGCGTTATTCTGTTCGTGGTACAATCGACTCTGGCATCCTTGCTTCTGTCGATAATGTCGAAATCAAAGAATTGGTGAAGTGTCTTAAGGGTAAAGAGTTTGAAGCTATGCGTAAGTGGGTTGGTCAAAACTCCAGCATGGATGTTACTGGCTTGTTCCGCAAATTGTATGATGCCTCTGCCACTTTGTTGAAGCCAGAATCGATTCCACAGCTAGTTCTCATTCTAGCTGACTACCAATACAAAGCAGCCTTTGTTGTTGACCAAGAGATCAACTTGGCTGCTTGTATGACGCAGATCATGATTGACTGCGAGTTCAAATGATGCTTGACCAACAGCTTAAGGTTCATAAACAACTGAGGAAGTGGAAAGACAGATGAATATGAATTTATATAATGAACTCATCTACTCAGTAGATGATGTGAGTGATTTGATTGAACGTCGTATTGAAGAAAACGGAAAGTTTGATCTATACCCAAATATCAATAGTATTCAGGGATTTTGGACAAGTCCTGATACTCCGTTTTCTACATACAATACACCAGGCATCTATTACATTTTCAAGGATGACTTGTTTGAATATATTGGTATGTCGTGTATTTCGATTGGTACAAGACTTAGCCGTTTTGTAAAAGAAGTGAATGACGAAAGTCTTCCTTGCGAAAGTTTTCCTGCTGGCGAAAAATGGCGTCGGTGGTATGGTTTGGGTAACTTTGATGGCTGCAAGATTATGTTTGCTGATTATGGCTTACACGACTTTGAAAAGTATGGTATCAAACTTAAAGCTGTCGAAAGCCGACTAATCAAAAAGCATCAACCTAGAATGAATATTGATAAATCTTAAATGAGGTTCTAAATAATCGTATGGCTGAAAAACCGTTTGTCTATGTTGAAAGTGTGAGCTATACGAAGAAGAACCTTATGAGGGGGACAGCGAACGATGAGTTAGCCGAGAAGGGTTATAATCCCTACTTGACTAACCGTTCGCTGTCCTACCACTCAGACACCGTTCTTTTTGCCAACGAGATGAATATGCGTTCTCATCTCGCTGGTAAACTGCAATATGAGTTTTTGCTAAATAGCCTGCGGAAGCGGAAACGATATGCTAAGTGGGAGAAAGATAATCCCGACGTTGCCGTACAGAAGATCATGGAATATTATGGCTATGGTCGTTCGAAGGCTGAGCAAGCACTCAGAGTTTTGACCGATGAACAGCTAGCCATGATCGAGGTAGCACTCGACAAAGGTGGAAAAGGATGAACGCATCGGTTGAAAATATGGTTGAGGTCAAACTTCGATCCGCAGAAGACTTCCTAAAAATTCGTGAGACACTTACCCGTATCGGAGTCGCTTCTCGACGCGATAAGGTATTGTTTCAGTCATGCCATATCCTGCATAAGCAGGGTCGTTACTATATTGTTCACTTCAAAGAATTGTTTGCTCTGGATGGCAAGCCTACTAACTTCTCAGATGAAGACAAGGCTCGTCGTAATACAATCACCAATCTTCTTGCCGAATGGGATTTGATTGATGTTGTTAGTCTGGAGAGAACTAAGGAACCAGTCGCTCCCTTGAATCAGATCAAGATTCTGGCTCATAAGGAAAAGAACGATTGGAAGCTCGAGGCAAAATACAACATCGGAAAAAAACGTTCCGACGCTTGATATTTTTGTTGTGGCGCTTATACATAGATCGTGACGCCTTCGGGGTCACATACTTAACCTTGCTTAAATGGAGGCATTACTATGAACGACTATTCACAATACACTAAGATCCCATCATCACATTTCGCTTCTTACGACCCGTTCTCTGTCGGTTTCGACAAGACGTTCAAGTTGCTCGCTGATCAGCTGGAATCGGTCGGTAAAAATGTTCCAGGCTATCCGCCCTACAACATCAAGAAGGTTGCTGATGATAAGTATGTCATTGAGCTGGCGGTCGCTGGTTTCTCAAAGACAGACATTGAACTGACTCTTGACAATGGAAAGCTGACTATCGCTGGTAAGACCAAAGACGCCAGCGACCTTGATAATGCGAACGCCTACTACTTCTACAAGGGAATCGCAGAGCGTGCGTTCAATCGCACATTCACTCTTGCTGATACAGTAGAAGTTAAGAATGCTGAAATGATTAACGGCATTCTGAAGGTATGGCTGGAGAACATTATCCCCGACAGCAAGAAACCTAAGAAGATCGATATCAAGGACTAACCCTTGATGTTGTCTTAGATCATGATAGCTGGTCGGTTTTCGCCGACCAGCTTTTTCCGTTTATACACAGGAGTCACATATGTTAGAATCATTCTTCCACTCACTTAGATACTATAATACAATCATTGAACTTGCTAAACTTACAGATGAAGAACTTAAGCATCTCAATCTTTCGCGTTCAGATATTATCCACACAGCTCTAAAGCAATACTGGAAAGCAAATGGAACATCTTCTCAGACTCTTAAATAAGATTTCTGATCACCTCAATAATATGGGTAGCTATCCTAACGGCTAAATAGCGCGAAAGGAGGCTCCCATGTTAGTAACACACGAACAACTATGCCAGTTCTTTGAAGACACTACAGAAGAATGGCTATTAGAATGTTTAGAACCGTTGAACGATGCGTTCGCGTTCTATGAAATCAACACCCCAGAGCGAATCTCCATGTTCCTCGCTCAGGCTGGACACGAGTCCGCTGGGCTTTCGGTCGTGGAAGAAAATCTTAACTATTCCGCTCAGGGTCTCAATAAGATTTTCCCAAAGTATTTCATTCGCGCAGGTCGTGATGCAAATGCTTATGCAAAGAAACCCGAAAAGATTGCGAACGTAGTCTACGGAAATCGCATGGGTAACGGCGACGAAGCGTCTGGTGACGGATATCGCTATCGTGGTCGTGGTTTTATTCAGCTCACAGGCAAGAGCAACTATTCAGCTTTTGCTTCAGACATGGAAATGTCTCTTGAGGAAGCAACTGCTTGGTTGGATACAGCTGAGGGTGCAGTCTGGTCTGCTTGCTGGTTCTGGGATTCCCGCGAACTGAACAAGTGGGCTGACAAGGGTGATATTGTAACTGTAACAAAGAAGATCAACGGTGGAACGATCGGACTAGAAGATCGTAAGTCTCATTATGCAGAAGCTCTTCATATCTTCACATAAGGAGACACGATGCCTAGATTCGGTAATCCAGATCCAAACGAAGAACCAGTAAAGGTTCCAGTTGCTATGGATCAATTAGATCCAGCAACAAAAGGTGCAGCGTCAAGAATTGACATGGGATATAGCAGACCATCATTTGGTTCTGCTCCTATGGCTCCAGCTGCTCCTCAACTTTCAGAAGCTGCTCAGCTCGCAAAGATTGAACTTGAGAAGAAGCAGTGGGAAGCAGAGAACGCAAAGCAGAATGAAGACTGGATGGTCAAGAAGTGGCGTCCAGCAATGGGTTGGTGTTATATGGTTATCTGCGTGCTTGACATGGCAATCTTTCCAGTGCTATGGTCAATCGCTCAGGTTATGACAAAGACACCGATGGTTCAATGGAATCCTCTGACGCTGCAAGGCGCTGGTCTATTCCATCTCGCAATGGGCGCAGTCCTTGGTATCGCCGCGTGGTCCCGTGGTCAAGAAAAGATCCAAGGCG